AATGATGGTTCGGAATGGTGTAGAGCAAATTATTTTTACAATGATGATTTGCAGGCTGTGATTGATAAAATAAACAGCTTCACAAGAGAAAAAGAGGTTATATCGGCAAGAATAGGAAGTTGACTTATCGGAGTTTCCAGTTGGAAAGGAGAAGATATGGGTCAAAAAATATCAGAACAATTAAAACATTGCTTAGACGCAAACGGTTGCGACAAATGCACTTATGCAGAAGAAAAGACTATATTATCGTGCAGGGGATTGTTGCAGACTGCATACGATAAGATAAAACATCTTGAGGAATTAGAGGAACAGGGGTTAATGAAGATATTCCCGTGCAAGGTTGGATGCGATGTATACTGGGTAAATGATTGGTTTTATAATGGAAAGATAGGATTAAATCATGAATGGCATATATCTGAATCTAAAATATCAAGATATTTTTTAAGAGAAGATGGTTTTTATATGAAACTTAAAAATGGAGAAAGCATTGACGTTGAGGATTTTGGCAAAACCGTATTCCTAACGCAAGCCAAAGCGGAGGAAATGTTAAAGAGAATGGAGATAGAAAATGATTCTGATTGATGTGGGTTCCTTGAAAGATGTGGAACTGCTGAATACCTGTTCACAGGTGAAAGTGTTGAAGTGACTTATTAGTAAATGGAATGAGGTAAAGAAAAATGAAAAATTGTGATGAATGTGTTTTTGGAAGATTTTACACTTCTGACGGCAATTTGACAAGAATATGCCACGCTAAAAATACATCAAGTCAAGAGGCTATTTCTGCAATAAAATCAGATGATTGCGATATGTACAAAGAAGGGCATGGACTTTGGACAAAATACAAGGATGGAGAATATGACAATCTTACTGCATCAAAAATGTATATTTTAGACAGAAAAGATTATTCTAAAGAACCAGTAGCAATATGTAAATCGTTTTATGGAGAGACTGATGAAAATTGCCATAGAGGTGAAAACGGATATTGTTATTGCAGATTGGGTTGTACGGGTCAGACAGAATTAAACGGTAATGGTAAAATGCTGCCAGAAATGAGAAAAGCATTTGGAACGGCACTTGCAAAAGGAATAGCGATGCAGAGGGAGAAAGAAAGTCATAGGCGGTGATTAAATGGACAAACTTACGCCTAAGCAGAAAGGTTTTCTAAAAATTAAAATTATAAAAGAAAGTGTGGATAATCATGAAACTTTATTTTTACTTTTTGGAAACTAAAAGCAATAAGGAACCGTATGTAAGAACGGAGGAATGTGATGCTAAGGAAAGCAATAAAACTTTCAAACTTTTAGATGAGGTTAAAGGATATTACCACAGATTGGTTTGGAAATCTGAAATCGGAATATGTTCTGGATGCGATCGGGAATATCAAGTGATTTTAGAAGAACCGAATACTGGATATGCTAAGAAATTGTTTTCTGATTGCTTAAACAAAGAAATTGAAGAGGAGCAAAAATATATCGAAAAATTAAAAGAGAAACTGGTTGCGGTAGAAAATATGGAGGGTATTGATCATGGAACACTTAAATAAATTGCGAGATTTCTTAATTAAAAACGGATACAAAGGTACGCAAACATTTGGCAGTAGAAGTCTTGTTGGAGATTCTGTGGAAACTATTTACGAAGCAGACGGGATAACAGTTTATTATTGCTACTACTACGATTATTTAGAGATATTTGGATTAAGTGATGAAGAATATAATAGTTTAGCAGATATTTTAGATATTGAATAGAAAGGTGGAATGACTTATTAATCAAGTGATTTTAATGGGAAGGCTTACAGCAGATCCTACAATCAATGAACGCATAACCTGCGCAAGTTTTAATCTTGCGGTTGATCGGAAATATAAGAAAGATGGAGAACCGACAGCAGACTTTATCAGTTGTAAGATGCTAGGCGAGAAACGTGCTGATTTTGCGAACAGATACCTTAGGAAAGGAATAAAGATTGTTGTTGCCGGAAGCCTTCAGACTGGAAGTTATACGAAGAAAGACGGGACGAAAGTTTATACTACAGACGTAATTGTTGAAAGTACAGAATTTGCCGAGAGCAAGAGCACAAGCCAGCAGAACACGCAGAGCAGGCCGGAACCTATGCAAAATTCGGGCGACGGATTCATACAAATCCCTGATGGTATTGATTCAGGACTTCCTTTTGCATGATTGGAGATATAAAAAATGATAATTTTAATAATAATTTTTATGATTTTATATATTTTAATTCAAAAAATAAAGATACGCAGTTTAAAACTTGATGCAGAAATTAAAGATTGCCAGATAAAAGAAATTAGAACACATTTTGAAATATATAGGAATGTTTCTAATTGCGAAAGCGGAGAAATGGGAAATTTAAGAAAGCAGAATGCAGAACTTCTTATGGAAAATATGAGACTTAAATCTATTGTTTCTACATATCAGAATACTTTTGCAAATGGGTTTAATAGAGTGCGCTATGCACATCAAATTCCGCAAGATACAATAGAAGCTGTCAAATACGCTATGAAACATGCACACCCAGATAATGGTGGAAATGAAGAGGATTTTATAAAGTTTAAGAAGTGTTATGAGAAGTTGACAAGAAAGTGAGGGGAATAAAATGATAGAAACTATGTTTTGCCAATATGAAACTCCTTGTGGGTGGTGCATTAAATTTGACGCACCGTGTACGGAAAAAGGCGATTGCAAACCAAGGAAAAGAAACGACGAAACAATAGTAAATGATAAAGCAGATAAAAATTGCTAAATCCGGCAGGATAATATTCTGTGAAATTTGCTGAAAATCATGGAATGAGTGTGACAGAAGCAGCAATGGGATAACCTATGGTTAATGAAAGGTTCGATGTTTTTAATCAGAAAGGAAAATAAATCATATGGGTTGGAATTATGATATGGAAAGTTGCCCGTTAGACAGAAAAGTTTTTCTGCTATCTGCCAATGATTTCCCATTACTCCCACAAATGGAATTTGTCGGGACAATAACGTTTAATGGAAGATTTAAGGCAAGGGGAGAATGTTTTGAAGGCGAACCCGATTATTTTTATCGGTCAGAGATAGTTGCATGGAAAGAATTTAAGGAATAATTCTATAAAGATTCAGAAACAAAAATCAAGATTGGAAGTGGAAAAATGAATTACATATCTCCGTGGATATTTACAACTACAAGATGTAATTTAAGCTGCCCTTATTGCTATGTCAAGCAAGGTCCGCAAGATATGAAAGAGGACACTTACGAAAGATTAAATCAGGTATTCTTGCGAATGCTTAATGCAGGAGAAAAGGACACTGTAATTTATCGTATGGCAGGAGGAGAACCTTTACTTGTTTTTAATAATTGGATTAGTTATACAGAAGATTTCCTAGATAAATCGAATGGAAAGGGGTTTGTAAGCATTATAACAAATCTCACTACTCTAACAGATAAAATGTTGAAATACTTTAAGGAAAGTAGATACAGCTTCGGTGTTTCCTTAGACGGATTTTCATATTCAAAACCATTCCACAATGGCGTTTCGTCCGCTGATTTGGTCAAACAAAATATTGAAAAACTCATAGCGAATGGGAATAGTAATATAGATATTTCTACTGTTATTGATAAAAATAGTTTTTCTGATATAGAAAAATTAGCCGAATGGATAGCAGATAGAGATTTAAACTGGGGAATATATTTAGACCACTTTTTCTGTGGAGAGATGCCGTTTGATGTAATAGTGGAAAGGATGACAAATGTTATAGATGTACTTTCAGATAAAGATTATGACATATATAACAAAATGAAGTTTTCCAATATCAGTATAAATTCAAACTACGAGGGTTGTACCGCAGGAGAAAAACTTATTGCAATCTATGTGAACGGAGATATTTTCCCATGCCAAACAACTGTGTATGGAGAAAAAATTTGCAGTATTTTTGATAAATCCAGTATTACAGAAGAATTTAAAAAGCAAAAGAAATACAAACTTGGATATAATTTTTCACTACCAGAAAAATGTAAAAAATGTTCTATAAGGGATATATGTGGAGGTGGTTGCAAAGAGAATAATAAGGAAATAAACAAGAACTATACTTGTGACATTTTGAAGGCGGTTATTTTGTATATGATGAAGAAATGGAGGAATAAAAATGCCTAGTTGTGATGGAAGTAATTGCGGAGCTTGTAGCGCGTGTAATTGTTGCACAGAGTATGTGCACTTAGACAAGAAAGAAAAGGAAAGCTATGAAAAGAAAATAAAGGAATTAGAAAAAGAACTTTCAGACAGTAGAACAGTAAATGAAAAATTAGTAAAAAGATTGCTTAGTTAAAAATCAAGATTGGAGGAATAGTATATGGCACTGACAGTATATGAACTAATACAAGAATTATCAAAATACAATGCTGATGACGAGGTTGAGTTTCATGTAAAAGCAGAATATTCAGCAGATGTTGAAGCAAATTTTGACAGAGATAATGAAGAAGATACGCAAGAAGTGACGGTTGACATAGAATTTGATGATGATGTTGAATATGAAGAAATAAGAGAAAAATATTGGAAAGATCACACGTTAGTTATTGATTTGAAGTATTAAATTTTAGAAAGGAGCAGAGAGTTTTCCCGGGATAAAAGACGTCTTTACTCCGAATTTAGAAATGAAAGTAGATATTTTTAACACAGAAAATAAGTATCAGATAATTTACGCTGACCCACCGTGGAATTTTAGCAGTAAGGAATTGCAAAAGTATAGCGGAGAAAGATTTAGACCATTAGAAGAAGTTTACCAAACAGAAAAAACAAACAATATGAAGCAATGGAATGTAAAGAAGATCGCTGATAAAGATTGTGCAATTTTTATGTGGACAACAGATGCACATATAGAAGAAGCAATACAACTAATGAGGGCATGGGGATTTAAGTATGTAACAGTTGCTTTTATATGGGCGAAAACTACAAAAACAGGAAAACAAGTTTACAATTTAGGCACATGGACTATGAAAAATTGCGAGTTATGCTTGTTCGGGACAAAAGGAGCAATGCTCAAATATAAAAAGTCAAATTCTGTTAGGCAGTTATTTTACGCAGAAAGGACTATACATAGCAAAAAGCCTGATTGTGTTTATGGATTTATTCAAGAAATTTTTGGAAATATACCACGCATTGAATTATTTGCAAGGCAAGAAGTTGAAGGTTGGGATTGTTGGGGAAATGAAGTTTGAGTTTAGCAGATTTTATGGGAGGGCGATTATGGGAATATTTAAGGATAATTTGAATTTAGGTTTACAATACGCATTTTTGATTAAGTTAGGTTTTAAGTATAATCTGTACGGCGAAAAAGATTATATAAAAACCATACATCACAATGAAAATGAAATGCTTTGGATTACGGTAAATCCGCAAGAAAGAAAAGTGCATTTATATAACGAATGGGATTGTGGGGGGTGAGTTATGACAATATACATACGATATACCGAAATCTGTATTAGAGAATGAAGCAGAATTGATTGATTGGCTGGATAGAAAGATAGGGAGTGATTAACATATAATTTCGTTGCAAGAGAAGGATTACACTTAGGAGAAATTCCTCCCAAACAGTAATTTCCACACAGAAATGTTTTTGAGACGGATTTAGGGCAATCAGAAAGCGAGAAAGGAGATTTAAATATATGGATAAAACAAAAATTGATTGGTGCGACAGCACATGGAATCCAGTTACAGGATGTTTGCATGGGTGCGAATACTGTTATGCAAGGAACATAGCACATAGATTTTCTGGTGGCGGGGAAAATTGGACTGATGAAAAAACTATTGTGCTTGATGAAAAAGAATATAGGGAAGAACAGGAAAAAGCTATTTCTTATCCTTATGGGTTTATTCCTATATTCCACCGTTACCGCCTGAATGACTATATGGGAAAGAAAGATAGAAACATCTTCGTATGCTCTATGGCTGATTTGTTTGGGGATTGGGTGCCGGATAGCTGGATAGTAGAAATCATAAATGCCTGCCTAAAAAATCCAGACAATAATTATTTGTTTCTCACTAAAAATCCCAAAAGATATAAAGAACATTATATACCAAGGGATTTTCGGACACTCTGGTTTGGTACGATTGTAACAAAGAAAAGCGAAATAAGCAGGGCATACGAAATGTCATTTCATAGAAAAACATTTGCTAGAATTGAGCCAATTCTTGAAGATTTGGAATTGAAATATAATGATAGGTTTTTCCAATGTATTGATTGGACAATTATCGGCGCAGAAACCGGCAGGCGCAAAGACAAGGTTATCCCGAAAAAGGAATGGATTGAGGATATTGTGAACGAGTGCAGAAAAGCAAATATTCCAGTCTTTATGAAATCAAGCCTTTTGGATATTTGGGGCGAACCAATGATACAGGAATTTCCAGAAGGATTGAGGAGATAGCGGCTGTTTCATTATAGAAAAATGAAACAGCCGAACATAACCCGAATTGGGGACGAATACGAGGACAGAAAGGAGAGGTTTTTATGACATACGGAGAAATCAAAAATGCAGATTGTGAGGAAAGAGAAAAGAGAAAGGCCGAAAGAGAGAAAGAAGTGCTTGAAACGCTACATAACTTGCTTTCAGAAAATGACTATGAAGTTTCTGATATAGAGATTGACTTTGAAAAGTATGACGAGGCAGGTTCGATAGAATATCATTTCAAACTTTCAGACGGTTTTGAACAGACAGATGATTATTATTGGAAATGGAATGAATCAGTGGAAGAAGCCGCAGAGAAAATAAAGAAGCGCATATACTATATAGAAGAATTAAGAAATCAATACCCAGACTATGCAAGGCAAAACGACCACATTCAAAAGCACAGAAAATATCAAAAGGTATGCAAACTAATGGATGGGGGATATCTAAGAGACGCATATTTAAAAGCTGAATTGTGTGGATATTTGAAATTGCCAAACACAACAAATTGCAGTTTTGGCGGTAGGGATTACGAGATAAAGAAAACTCCGCAAAGAGTAAAAGATTTTAACGAAAATATTGATAAACTTTGTTTGTTCCTTGCAGATTGTATAGGGGAGTTAAAGGAAATGAAATTAAAGGAGCATGGCTGACTTGAACAATAACATTGTCAAGGTGAAAGGAGATTAAATGAAATATTATGTAGACTGCCGAATCGGAGAAGTAGTAACAGAAAAAGATATTGACACAAGATTTTTAGCACCCGAATTTTATTATGAATATTGGAGCAATGGTTCAAAGGATATGATTATAGAAACTTGGGAAGTGTCCAAAAATGAAATGATTGATTTTGCGTACCCGATTTCAGAAAATCGACCAAGCAGATTTGATTTGAATAGAGAAAGGCGATCTCATTTTGAAAAGCACGGGGTAAAACCTTACAGATTAAAAGCGTATGGCGTGCCTGATGAATGGTTTAAGGAAAAGATAGAAGAGTTGAAGGGTTGTGATGAAAATTGAACTACCAGAACATCAAACAGGCGAAAGCAATAGAACGGAAGAACAAAGAACGGTTGCTGAAAGTTAATCCGAATCTGAATGAAGAAAGCGGAGTTTACTTTCTAACAAGGGTTGACGATAACGGTATCAATTATTTTTACATAGGTCAAGCTGTTAGGATTTTGCCCAGATTGGCTTCACATCTTGCAGGATATCAGCATATAGATCTTAGTATCAAGAAGAGAGGGTTTTATTCTCCTGACAATCCTTATGGGTGGAAGATAAACTTTATTCAATATCCAAAGAACGAACTTGACAAATGGGAGCAATACTGGATTTTAGAATATCAAAAGAAAGGCTATCAGTGCCGATATAATAAAACCGTTGGTGGCCAAGGCGAGGGAAAAGAGAAAATCAATGAGTTTCGACCACAAAAGGGATACCGTGACGGATTAGTGCAGGGAAGAAAAAACCTTGCAAAAGAAATGAAACATATAATTGACAAGCATTTAACTGTAACAATAAGAAAAGGAAAGGAAAATAATAAAGTATCAATTAAGGCATTTAAGAAGTTTAATGATTTACTGGACGAAAGCGAGGAATAAATGAAAATTTTAAGGAAAATTTTTCACAAACAGTTTGAAGGCTTTGAACGGCAGATAAATGATGTGACATGCCCACCACTTAAAGAAGTGGGGGCTTCCTGCTCAATCGTGCGAATGCACGAAGTATCAACAGGCTAACCCCGCATGTCCTGCGGCATAGAAGTGGGTGCTTCTTGCTGCAAATGGTTAAAATGACAGAGAATGAAGCAATAGAATATCTTGAACGGATAGAAAAATACAGAACTTTAGGAACCATGGCAGCATTACGGTGGACAATGGAAATGAAAGGTTTTAATCGTGACATGAGAATTTATTTTTATTTGTCTGGTTGTAAGAAAAATGTAGATTGGAGTGATAACAGTGAGCATGATCAGTGAACAGGTAAAGGAAATAAGGGAGTATGCAGATTCTTACTATAAGGCTGATTTTGGTAGGGAAGGAATAGTAAAAGTCTTACGTCAAGCTGCCGACACGATAGAAGCGCTATCTGCTAAATTGTCTGCGGCGAACATGGAGCGTTCAGAAACTTATTATAACGATAGCTGTATTCCTTGCAAGGAACGGTTGCCGGAAGTAGAAAAATTTTATATCGTTACATACAAGTTTGATGATGAAAAAGATTTAAGATGTCATGAACTTTATTACGGAATAGCAGACAACGATATTGAAGCTGGCTGGTATATAGATGATGATTGCACAAGGCTGTATAAACAGTTCACAGTTATTGCGTGGCAGCCATTGCCAGAATCATATAAGACTTGAAAACCAGCACCAGAATTTGAAAAGGAAGTGACGACCAATGGGAAAATACATAGGCTGGTTTAAATTCCATAGAAAAACATTCGACAATCCAGTTTGCAATAAAGATCCTGAATATTTTTATGTGTGGTGCTGGATTTTGGCAAACGCAAAATACGAAGAAGGGGAAAGAGAATTATTCAAAAATGAAGATATAATTTTGCAGAAAGGGCAGATAATTACAACTGTAAAAGAAATATCAAAAGAACTTAACTTAAGTGAAAGCAAAGTAAACAGAATATTAAAAAAACTAGAAAGTGAAAAACAAATTGAAAGACAAACAAGCACTAAAAAAACGCTAATTTCCGTTATTAATTGGGAACAGTACCAATCAGATGAAAAGCAAAATGAAAAACAAGTGAAAAACAAATGCAAAACAAGTGAAAAACAAATGACAGACGAGCGAAAAACAAATGAAGAGCAAATGGAAAACAAACGACAAACGGATGATAAACCTTCTTATTATATAAAGAAAGAAAGAATAGAAGAAGGTAAAGAAGTTAAGAAAGAAAAGAAAACTACTAGCAGAAAAAAAGAGCCAACAGTATATTACCCGAATGATGAACAACTTAATCAAGCGTTTATTGATTTTACGGAAATGAGGAACAAAATTAAAAAGCCTATGACGGACAGGGCGGTAACAATGGCTATGAATAAATTAAATAAACTTGCAGGAGCGAACAATGATTTAGCAATTAAGATTTTAGAGCAATCGGTATTGCATTGTTGGCAGGATTTGTATGAATTTAAAGATGACGGTTTTAATCAAAAAACAGGGAGTAAACTTCTTGATGAATGGAGGAACGCATAAATGGCAATAGAAGAAATTTTAACTGAAATGAGAAAAACAAAATGCCCGAAAAGGGTAATGGTGACTGGTTTAGTATTTTCAAGACCAGATGGGAAATGTCCTGTATGCGGAACGAATGTTTATAAGGAGTGGAATTATAGATTCTGTGGAAAATGTGATCAAGAACTGGATTGGGGTGATTACTGATGGAAAGAAATGACGTGCAGGATTTACTCGCAATGATACAAGGTGCATATCCGAATTTTAACCCTCCTGATAAAACAGCGACGGTAAACGCTTGGGCAATGGCTTTAGAGGAATACGGAAGAGACGAGGTAGCCTTAGCATTTAAGCTGTATATGAAATCCAACACAAGCGGTTTTGCCCCCGCCCCAGGGCAGATAATTGACAAGATACATTCCATGAAGAATCCTGAACAATTAAGCGAAATGGAGGCGTGGGCATTAGTAGCAAAAGCTCTAAGGAATGGTGGCTATCATGCTTTAGAGGAATATCAGAAATTACCTCCGACAGTACAAAGGGCAGTTGGGACGCATAGGCAGTTAGAAAATTGGGCATCGGATGACTATTTCAACGAGGAAAGTGCAAAGAAAAGTTTCATCTTTGCATACAGAGCAGAGGTCAAGAGAGAACAGGAACTTGCAAAAATGCCAAAAGATGTACATAGGATTTTTGAAACCGTCAACCAGAACTCGTACAAGGCTCAAATAGAGGATAAAAGGAAGGAAGCGATAAAATCCTTGGGCGAGCGAAAAGAAAGCGAAATAAGGGCATTAGAGGACAAGAGAGAGGGCATTCCGATGCCGGAGAGATGCAAAAAGAGAATGGAGGAATTAAAAAATGGTTGATTTAAAAGAAAACAAATACTTGCTTTTAGAAGGAACATTTGAAGATGGCCAGTTTATTATATGGGAAGCATGTAAGGCAAAAGAAGATGCGATAAAGAGTATGCACAAAAAGTTAAAAAAGGGAAATAAAAAATACCTTGTAGCGACAGTTGAATATTTATCTGACGAATATGAGCCAAGTTTCAAAGATGAGTGCATAAGAGAACTGGAAAAGCAAGAGAAAATTATAGAAAAGGCACAAGAAGAAATTGCAGATTTAAAACAGAAAATGGAGAGGTATGGAAAATGAGTAAATCTATTTTGGTTATTGATACGCCAGAATGTTGCGAGAAATGTCAATTATGCTCTTTTGGAAATTATGGAACTAAAAGGTGTACTGCAAGCGACAGGTCTATATTTTTGAAAGATAAAGAACATAAGCCTGTTTGGTGTCCAATGAAAGAGACCCCGAAAAAGTTAGCAGAAGAAAATCGGTGGTTTAGCAAAGATTATGCAGTCGGTTTTAATGACTGCATTGATGAAATATTGAAGGAGCGTGATAAAAATGAATAATGATTTGATTAGTAAAAGTGCGTTAATGTGGCATATAGAAAGTCAATATAGGAAATGGGGTGAGTATTATGATGCAGAGCAAATTTTAGGAGATATTGAGGATTTTAGGATTGCTTATAAAGCGGAAAAGGTTATATAGAAACTGGAAGAGAAAAGGGAAGGTTGCCGGAACGACGCAAAAGTACAGATGAGCAAATATCATAACGATGATTGGGGACAATATTTAGATGGTATGCAGTGCGGTATAAGAGATTCGATCGAAATCGTAAAGGGAAGTGAAGTAAATGGATAAAATCCAAAGAGCAATTGAAAAATTGAATGATTTTAACAAAAGTAGAAAGGAGTATATAGAAAATAGGAAATACGATGGTTTCGAGTTTGATGATGATTTATTTGATGAATTTACAGAATATATTGAAACTGCTATTTCTGCTATGAAAAAGCGAATTAAGGAAAAACCAAAAGAAAGAATTACAGGAGGAAACATACTTAAAACAATTCATTTCATCTGCCCTTGTTGTGGAAGAGAATTAAGATATGTCACTTACTTAAATGGCAAACAAGACCATTCCAGAGGAAAGAAAGTTAAGTGTTGCGACTGTGGGCAGGCTGTTTTGTGGGAGGAAAAGGAAAATGGATAAAATCATAGTATACACAGACGGTTCAGCCCTAAACAATGGGAGTTCCGATAGCGGATGCGGGTGGGCTTGCAAGCTAATTTACAGAGGAAATGAAAAAATGAAATCCGGTGGCGATAAGGGAAAGACAAATAACCAAATGGAAATGACAGCAGTTTTAGAAGCTATGCGGAGTATAACGGATAAATCTATCCCGGTTGAAGTTTATTCAGACAGTAAGTACGTTGTTGAAACGCTGAATGGGAATTTTGCAATTAAGAAAAACGTGGAATTGTGGGATTTAATCATGCAGGAAAAACAGAAGTTTAAGGACATTAAATTTATATGGGTGAAAGGTCACGACAAGAACAGTCACAACAATGATGTTGACCGCAGGGCAGTTGAGGAGGCAAGGAAAGCGAGGCAATCAGATGATTAAAGAAGTGAGATTAAAAACCTTACATATGTTTGATAAGGAAGATCATACGGACAGAGACTATCCGTTATGGGATAAAATAGAGAAATACATGGACGGAGAAATTGCGCTTGTATCTAAAAGTCTTATTGAAGAAAACGGTTATATCTTTCTTGGATTGAGAGATAAATTAAAAAATAAGGAACTTCATTACATGATGGAGCAGGACAGCATGATGGGATGCTTTATTGACAACAGAGAAGAATTTGAAAAGGTTTGGGATAGCGGAGACTATTCAAAAGATGAATGTTTTTATCTTGATTCAGAATATGTAGAGGAATTATAAAAATCAGAAAAGGAGGTAAAAATATGGAGTTTACTGAAAAAGAATTGGAACAAATTAAAGACGCTTTGGAATATTTGCATGATGCAGATTTATCAAATTATGGAGAAGAAAACATTAAAGTACTAGAGGGATTAATGGATAAATTGAATATGGCGTACTTTCCTTGGATGAATTGATTTTTGAACTAATAATGAAAATAGCAAATAAAATAGAACTGGAATTTTTAAAATGGAGGTAAAGTAAGAGGTTTGTGCGCACAATAAAGCTGGCTTTACTCCGAAAATGATATGGGAAAATCAACTTATAAAAATAGAAAAGAAAAAGGTGTATGTGTTCGGTGCGGAAAGAAACCGCCACGAGAAGGAAAAGTTATGTGCTATGAATGTGCCAAAAAAGCTAAGATTTACAGACAAGAGACAAGAAAGTTTCTCTTAGGATTAGGGTTATGCCCTAGATGTGGGAAAAATAAACTTTTTGGAGATGAAAAAGAATGTCTTGAATGCAGGGCTATGATGTATGAAATAAACAGGAAAAGTAGAGACAGAAGGAATATAACTGCTATGGATTACTACAGGAAAGATATTAAGAGGTTGAAAGAACAGGGGCTGTGCCGTAGTTGTAGAAAAAGAAAGGTTGCAGAAGGACATACATATTGTTCTATATGTCTTGCAAGAAAACTAGAAAGAGACAGGGAGATTAGGAAGAGAAAAGAAAAAGTAGGGTTAGATAGAAGTGAAAGGCCAAGTTACGGTTTTTGTTATACCTGTGGCGAACCTCTTGACAGAGAAGGTAGGCTATGTAAGAAATGTTCTGAAATAATGACTGCAAATCTTCCGTGGAATAGGGATAATAAGAATTGGAGGAAAGATAATAAGTTGATTTTTGGGAATGGAGGTAGTTTATAGTGACAACAATTTATGTTAATGGAAAGCGTGTCACTCAAGAAGAAATTAGAAAAATAGAAATACATTCAGAAACTATTAAGAGGATTTTTTTAGAAAAAATGGCAAACAGTATAGGGGAAATTAAAAATGATAGACGAAAATAAGTTGATTAAAGAACTATGTGAATTAGGAAAGAGTGTAGAGAAGCACATTAAGGAATCAGAGAAAAATCAGGGGGAGGCGGCAATAGAATTTGGTTTAAGAAACCAATTAGCAATGCTACATAATGTTATTAAGAAAGTTAAGGAACAACCTAAAACCGATAAATGGATTCTACGCAGTGAACGGTTGCCGGAAGAAAGCGGTTATTATCTTGTAAAAAGATGTAATTCTTTGATTTGCAAAATGCCAACAGAAATATATCCCGATGTTTTATATTTTGAAAAGCCGAAAATATGGTTAGAATCTCCACGAAGTTTTCAAATTGTTGAGGATTGCTATGTTATCGAGTGGCACCCTATATAGGAATCATGCAGCAAAAATTGACGAAATTTGTATTTTGATTTATAATGGCTAGTGTAAAACCTAGCCATTTCTTTTAAGGGAGTGGTTTTAAATGAAAATGAATGTGGCATACCTTAGGGTTTCAACAGAATCACAGACCGAAAAGTATGGACTTGATTTACAGAAGCAAAAAATACTGGAATACTGTAAAAAGAAAGGGGTTAAGATTGATAAGTGGTATGTAGATGGTGGTTACAGTGGAAGTAAACTTGACAGGCCAGAGATGCAGCAGCTTTTAGATGATTCTGAAAATGGATTAATAAGCAAAGTTTACATCTATAAACTCGACCGTATGAGCCGGGATGTAATTGACACGCTCGATCTTTTGTATCGCATATTGCCTAAATTTGGTGTTCAAGTTGTATCTATGACAGAGGACTTAAAGTTTGAAAATCCAATGGACAAGGTAATGGTAGGCGTGAATGCTATCATGGGACAGTATGAACGCGAAGTTATATATATGAGAACACGGGCAGGAATGGTGGAACGCGTAAAAAGGGGGCTTTGGATGGGTGGCGGCCGCGTACCTTGGGGATATTACTACGACCGGAACGATGGCATTTTGCATCCTGACAAAGAGCAGGCAGAAATGGTAAGAAATGCTTATAAGCTATACTTGGAAGGATATGCTTGCTATAAGATAGCTAAAATTCTTGGGTTTAAAAGTGATGTTGTCGTCATGCAGGTTCTTAAAAGAAAATCCAATATAGGAATTATAGAGTATAAGGGAGAAGAATACAAAGGAAAGCATGAACCGATCATAGATGAAAAGACTTTTTATCGTGTGCAGGAAATGATGAAGAAACGTTCCACAAATGCTTTTATTAATAACGATAATATCCTTACCGGGCTTTGCTACTGCGGCGTATGTGGAGCTAGAATGCGTTATCAAAAGTGGGGGAAATATCATAAAATTGTATGTTACTCTCAATTCAAAAGTGCAAAGAAGTACATGGTACATGACCCAAATTGTAACAATGAAAAAGTAAAGGCAAGAAATGTAGAAAAAGAAGTCGAAAATTCTTTTAAAGATTTCATTTTTAATATTGAAGGAAAACAAGAAGTTACAAGCAATTCTAGCATAATAGAAGAAAAATTAAAAAAATCAGATATAAAAGTTAAAAAATTTTACAATCTATATGTAGAAAATCCTAGTGATAACCTTATGGATCTGATAAGAGAAGAAGAAGAAACTATAAAAGTTCTTAAAGAGCAACTTATAAAAGAAAAGTCTAAAGAACATAAGGTTGATATAGAAAAAATTGATAAGGTCAAGAGAATAGCAGACAAATGGGATGAATTAACAAACAACGAAAAAAATAAGATATTAAAGGAGTTTGTGGAAAGTGTAACTATAACTAACGGAGATATAGAAATAAGATTCTCAGTTTAATGTTTTCTCTACTTCATATTATCATTGGGATGAATATAGAAAGTGGAGAATACGAAAATGGCTAGGTTTTACAGTGTTTATGGGGGTGCGACTATGGAGTGCATTTATTGCGGCAATGATAAAGCTTATGTTGTTGATACAAGAAGCTGTAGTGGTTGCGTTATAAGAAAAAGAAAGTGTAAAGAATGTGGTAAAAGTTTTTATACAAAAGAAGAAGAGGCTATGGGAATGTCGGAAATACGCGAATATTATTCTATTTTGAAGATGCGTTATAGAGATAGAAAAAAATCTATATCCATTAACCATTGACTAATAAATAAAACTATTGTATAATAGTTCTTATAATCAGGAGGAATTATTCTATGGATGATGATAATAATTTAGAAGATAGTGTAAACTTAGAAGAAAACGTGACAGAAGAAGAACCGGAAGGAATTGCGATGGAGCTTCTTCATGATCTTAATGAGAATAACAAAAAGATTATTGAAATATTGAAAACAACCATACGTTCGTTTGCAATTTCTATTGTTTTGATTATTTCTATATTCTTAGGTGTATTTTTATATTTTATTCACAATTTTGAGTTTGAAAGCTATACTCAAGATGGGAAAGGATATAATAATATAAATACAGGTAAACAAGGAGATGTGATAAATGGCAGAAATACCTGAGAATCAAGAAAAAGAGCGGTAACGCAAAAAGAGTAATACGTTTTAGGAAGAAAAGCAAATAGCAATAGGGGATTTTTGATGAAAACTTTGTGGAATTTGAATTTAAGGGGAGAAATATGCTTAAAATTCCCGATTTCACAGGTTATGAAATTGAATATATCCTTAAAAATGCTAACTTCACAAATCAAGAAAGAAGGCTGTTTCTTTTACGAAATAATGAAGTTTCTCTGGAAGAATGTGCTGAAATCATGCACGTTAGTGTCGCTACGATTTATCGCATAAGTAGTAAAATGAAGAAGAAAATAATCAAAATAATTTAAAGGTGGTTCATTCCACCTTTTTTTAATTTTCATGGGAAATTTTTAAAAGAAGATGTTGTAGAAAAGTAAAATTTATTAAAAATTGAAAAATGATAGGTTTTTGATAGGTTTTTGAGAGGAACATGATATTGTTCCTCTCTATTTTTTATGCCAAAATATAAGCATAAGGAGGGAATATATCTATGAATGATTTTGAAAGACGTTTTTATTCTGAACCTGATACAAGAAACATACCAGTCGGGTATCTTTCACAGGCTGAAGAAATTTTTCAGAAAATTCTAAATGACATAAAGAATGAAAATCCTTATACAAGCATTAGTGAACTTCTTTCAGATGATGACGAATAGCAGAAGAACAAGCAATCGACCGTATATATTAAGATTTCCTCCAAAAGTTTAACTTTTATTTTAATAGATTACATATATCAGACATTTTTAACGCTGTTTTCTAAATAAAGGAGAAGGTATGTATTACCCACAACAAGCACAACCACAGATGAATATGGGAATGAACCAGAATTTCAACCCGTATGGGCAAATTTCAAACCCATACATGGATAGAATGAACCAATTGCAGCAGTACCAGCAGAATTTGCAGATGGCTCCGGTGCAAATGTCGGGAACACCACAGCAGCAGTATCAACAAGCTCCTACCGGAATAAGTACAAGGATTGTTGACGATTTTAATTCATTAAGTGCAAATGATGTACCGATGGACGGAAACGGTGCAATTTTTATTAAGAGAGACGGTTCAGAAATACAGTGGAGAAATTGGGCTGCAAATGGGACTATTGTTACAACTCCATACAAACAGTTTTTAGAACAAAGTAATCAAGAGGGTACTAATATACCGCAAATGGATTTTAACGGTCTGTATGAGGACGTGAAAGCGTTGAGAGGGGAAATTTCAGAACGTTTTGACAGACTGGAAAAGTCTATGGTTAATCCTGCTGCTAAATCAAGTGGATCTAGGAATAAAAAGGAGGCAAGCACTGATGAGTGATGATATAAAGAAAGAAGATACAGAAAAATTTTTAGATTCTGACAATAAACGATATGACGATCCTTACTGGATAATTCTTTTGTTTTTAATGTTTGGATTTGGATTCGGGAACAACGAAAATCCTAGAATAAACGAACTTGAAAAGAAAGTTGCAAGACTTGAAGGGCAGATGTCTATGATCGGAGGGAAAAGTATATGAATCCTATGATGTCAATTATGCAGATGATGATGGGTGGAGGAAACCCACAGACGATGTTGAATAAAATGATGAATAACAGTGCAATAATGGGAAATCCAATGGCTCGAAATGTTATAGAAATGATGCAAAAAGGTGATAAGCAAGGACTTCAATGTATGGCAGAAAATATGTGTAAGGAAAACGGAACGACAATCGAACAGATGAAAAACAACCTTATGGGACAGTTTGGAATGAAATAAAGATTACATATAATTGTAAATAAATCATAAAACAGGTACTAATTTCTTGCAAGAATTAAGTATAGATTAAATTTTTAAGGAGGTAAGAAAATCATGTTTAATTCTGGGAATTGTGCCTCAATTCCGTTAGTAGCCAATATTGACGGTTGTGGAGGCAACGGAAACAACGGTTTTGCCGGCGGCTGGGACGCGTGGATTGTGATCATCCTTTTCGCCCTGATTTTTGGCTGGGGAAACAATGGCTGGGGCAATAACGGCGGAAATGGCGGTGGCAACGGCGCTGGATATGCACAGTTCGTTCCTTATCAGGTAGGATCAACTTATACAGATGCAGCTATATCTAGGGGCTTTGATCATCAAGCAGTTGTACAGAAACTTGACGGCATTACACAGGGAATTTGTGACAGCACATATGCTTTAAATAACACCATGACAAACGGCTTTGCTGGCGTAAATCAGGCACTTTGCAACGGCTTTAACAACACAAATACAGCAATGATGCAGGGATTTAATGCAGCAAATGTAACCGCATTGCAGGGCTTTAATGGCGTAGAGCGTAGTTTCTGTAACCTGTCAAGCCAGTTAGCTGACTGCTGCTGCAAGGAACAGATAGGCCAGTTGCAACTTGGAAATTCGGTGGAAAGAGGATTCTGTGATACAAATTATAATGCTGCAACAAACACGACAGCGATTATACAGAATGCCCATAATGATACCGATAGGGTACTTGCAAAACTGGACGCTATGGAGAATGCACGTAAAGATGAAAAAATTGCTGAACAGGCACAGAAGATTACAGCATTACAATTTGCTGCGTCACAGGCAGACCAGAACGCGTTTATCGCGGCTAACCAGACAGCGCAGACGGCCGAATTAATCAGGCGATTAGGCATGGATTGCCCGGTCAATGCCGTTGTAGTCCAGCCGAACACGCCAGTATCTTTCCCTACAAACTGCTGCGGACAGTTTAATGGATGGGGAAACGGATATAACAATGGTTATGGTAATTGTGGCGGATGCAATAGTTGCGGTAACTGTGCATGATAAATAATCAGGATTACTTTAACCGCTTAACGGTACTTGATACGCTTTTACAGGTTCTCACAATGGTTATGGTGTCGAATGATGCCACAAACAATGACCTTATGAACGAGTTGCAGAAGCAGAATAAAGAGTACCTTGAGCAGATTTTGGAAAAGCAAAAAGAAATATTGAAATTATTGGATAAACAATCCAACTCGCCTGCATAGGCTGATTTATTCTACAGGGTAGGCGCGAAGTCTGCCCTGTATTGATTTTAAGGAGGAAAATATTATGTCATGTAAAAATATATGTAAGCTATGCGATCGTCTTATTATCTCAACAGCGGTCACGTTTACAGCACCTAATTTAGTAATCACAATTCCAGAGGGTTCATATAGGAACTGTGAAAAATATTGTATTGTTGTAGCACAAGCAATTCCAGACGAAACGACAATCAATGCACCTGTGGTAATACAGATCGGAGATGGAACAGTTCTTTATCCGCTGACAAAATGCAACTGTGCACAGGCTACAGCTTGTTCCATAAGAACAAGGACAAAGTATAGCACAAGGGTTTCTACGACTCCGACAGGCGGCACATTCAGACTGCTTGGAAATCCGGCATGTGCGCCTAACAATAATTTAACAGCAATTAACGGTGATGCACCAGCGGCACCGGCTACAGAGTAGAAAGGAGCGTGATTATAGTGCATATCAAACATATCCATGAGACAATCGAAAAATTAGCACAGTATGCTTGTGAAGAAGCATGTAAAAATAAAGAGGCGATTGACACAAAAGAACTTGGCGAAGTCGTCGAGATGGTTGAAAAATTAGCAAAGGCTGAATACTATGCCAGAATCGCCAAAGCGATGGAAGAGGCTGATAAAGAAGAGGAAGAAGAAATAAAGTACATCATCAAAAAAATGAAAGAAGAAGGAGAGGACTGGGGCGAGGATGAAGCAAGAAGATTTTACCGCGGTCAGCCGAGAAGTAAGACAAGCGGAAGGTTTATGAGCCGAAGAGACGGAAGAAGAAGCAGAGGTTATGAAGAACTTATGCGTTACCCTATGGTGCCAGAAATGTATGATCCTATGATGGACTGGGATAGGGATATGGATCGCAACAGCATGGGAAGACTCTACTACACTAGCGGCGGTCAATCATCTAGTGGTAATTCCGGCAGTCAAAGTGGAAGATCAGGAGGAAATTCTTCTGGCGGTATGAGTGGCAACATGGGCGGTAATACAAGAGGCTACGAAGAAGGATTTAATGATGGAAATCGTAAAGGATACGAAGAAGGATACCGAGAAGGAAGTCGCGGGAATCAGCGTGACAGCAGAGAAGGACGTTCCGGAAGAAGCAGAAGAGGTTACGTCGAGAGCAAAGAAGCGCACAAAGGAAATTCAGAACAGGACAAAACCGAGAAGATGAGAAGCCTTGAGGAATACATGAAAGACCTTAGCATGGACATAACGGAACTTATAGGGGACATGGATAATTCAGAAAAAACTATGCTCCGAAGCAAGCTACAGACATTGGCCACTAAGGTTCAGTAAAACAGGAATCAGGGGAGAGATTACTTCTCCCCTTTTTCAGAAATGTATTCTATTATTGCTTTTTCGATAATCTTACTAATTGGAACATCGGTTTGTTTGGAATATTCTTTTAATAGTTCATTTGTTTGAGGTGTTAATGTGGTAGATATTCTAATTCTATTTTTTAGCGGATTACTTGCCATTTAATCTCCTCCTTATGTTTAATTTTATTTAATTTTATATCATTTTCCTATTGAAGTCAAGAAAAATATGTGATATAATATTATATAAAGTTATGCAGTATTGGAGGAGAGAATATGAATGGGAAAGAATATGAAGAAGAGTTAGAACGCATGATTGGCACAGAAAAAGGCTTCTTGAAAGTAATTGGAGTTAGAAAAGACGGAAGAAAAAGCAGACTTATAGTTTCTTGCGCCTGTGGAAATGAAACAGAAATGATGAAGTGCTATTTTATGGACGATAAGCATTCTTCTTGTGGTTGCAGGTATGGAAATAAAAGTAAAAATTCATATCTTTACAAACATGGAAATGCAAAAACAAGGTTGAACAACGTATATCACTCTATGAAGAGAAGGTGTTATTCGGAGAAAAGTACTTCTTATAAAAATTATGGTGCAAGAGGTATCACAATTTGCCCTGAATGGCTAGGAGAGAATGGTTTTAAAAATTTCGCGAAGTGGTCAATGAACAATGGGTATGATAAAAATGCAAAACGCGGCGAGTGCACGCTTGATAGAATAGATGTAAATGGAAACTATGAACCGAGCAACTGTAGATGGATAACAAACAAGAAACAATGTAACAATAAGCGAGATAATAGATATATAGAATTAAACGGGAAAACATTATCTTTTACAGAATGGTGTGATGAATATGGAGTTAGACCTTCATCTGTTTATTATAGAATGGATAAGGGAATGAGTTTTGAAGAAGCTTTGGAGGCTCCAAGACGGAAAAAATGTAAGGACATGACAGAGGAAGAACTTAAAGCATACAAAAAGAAGAGAGCGGAACAGAGCAAAAAATGGATTAAAGAGAATAAAGAACACGTTATGAAGAAGAAAAAAGAATGGGAAGAAAATAACATTGATAAAGTAAGGGAATATAGAAGGAAATACGAAGAAAAGAAGAAATTAGAAAGGCAAAGAAATTAAAAATAACCCTTATAAACAAGGATTAGGGGCAGAAATGCCCCTTTTATAAAATGAACCTTGACAATCGAATATTGGCTGATGGTTTTTATCAAAACTCCTTGACAACCTTATTGAATAGTGATACAATGGGTTACATATAGAAAGGAGCGTTTTAAATGACTAATATTATATCAAGAAAAGAATTACAAGGAGCAGAAAAATACGGATCTTGCTGCAATTGTGGAAAAGGGACTGAAGAAAGAGAAATATATAAAATTGAATTTCAGCAAGATGGTTATTCAAAAAACTGTTCATCTATAAGCCTATGTTGGAACTGCATGATGAGTTTAGGAAATACCATTTATGAAATACACCAAAATGAATGCGTGGTAGAGGAATGACAGTTAGAGAAATGCGCCAATTAACAAATTTATCCCAACAAAAATTCTGTGAGAAATACAACATACCTTTGCCAACATTGCGAAAATGGGAACAAGGAAGCCGAGAGCCTCCGAGATATGTTTTGGAACTGTTGGAATTTAAGGTTAGGAAAGATATGGGGGAAACCAGTGACCATTAAGCAAGCGAGAGGATTAAAAATTGGGCAAAAGATTACGGACAAAATGTTTGGAGAAGAATACGAGGTTATTTCACTGAATGAATTTAGACCGACAATCGGAGGAAATACATTAGTTTATGTAAGATGTAAGACCCAAAGTGGAGAATTGATGAAATTTTCTCACAAAGAAATAAACGCCTAATTTCTAAAAACTATCGGCCAATATTAGATTTGGTTGGTAGTTTTTTTATTTTGAAAAGCAGGTGTAATTATGGAGTTTCAAATCAATGACATCTGGTGGGAGGTAGTATACGTTCCACCTTTAAGCAACAACCTCTTAAGAAGCGATCTCACCCGTACAGTAGGAGTTACCGATTTATCACAAGGTAAAATATTTATATCAGATGCCTTGCAAGGTTCGTTTCTCCGAAAGGTCTTGATTCACGAGATCTGTCACGCGGCTATGTTCTCATGGAATGTAATTGTTAGTTTGTACATCGAAGAGCTGATATGTGATTTTATAGCAACACATGGAGAAGAAATTATAAACATTGCTGATGATATATTCAGAGCTATAAGGAAGGCGGCATAAATGAATAGAATAGAAGAATTGCTGAAATGGGTACAAAGAACAAATCCATCAATAAGTAAAAAGAAGCTGATTGAAGAACTATCGAAATCCAAATATTCGACAGTTGGATTGATTACGGTATGTGGTAGTAGTGGAAGAGCTTGAATAATTCAGGCTCTTTTTTTTAACCATATACTTGACATTTATTTTAAAAATTGCTATAATTGTTTAAACAAAAATAAAAGGAGAATATAAAATTGAATAAAAGCGGAAGACCTCCAAGTTCCTGCCCTAAGAAAAATTATGTCGGTATTAGGCTTTCCAATAAAGAACTTGAGGAACTTGAAAATTGCAAAAGAGCCACAGGTATGAGCAAAACAGGTGTGATACGCAGAGGAATACATCTAGTATGGGAGAGGGTGAATAATGTATTTAGAGATTAAAGGGAAACGTGCGTTGTTTTCACGGCACGAATTTAAGGTAGAACGAATATCGTATGAAGTTCCTACACCATCTGCGTTTATCGGGATTCTAAAGTCCATCTATTGGAAACCGGAAATGGATTATGTAATCGAAGAGATTCATGTAATTAACAAACCGGAATTTGAGCTTATAATGAAGAATGGACAAGGAACTGTTCCAGATGAATGTGCATTGGAAAAATCGTTTAGAAAATCTAAAAGTCCACTTTACAATAAAGTCAGTGATTCATCCCCGATTTCTGAAAACATTCTATTAGATGTGCATTATATTATCAGGTTCCATATTGTCACAACCGGAAAAGACGATAGCATTGTAGAAAAACATATTGGAATATTTTTGAGACGTGCAGAAAAAGGGCAATATTATAGGCAGCCTTGCCTTGGAATGTCCGAGTTTCCATGCGAATTTAATATGATACGCAAGGAAGATATACCTAAAAGCAAACTGATCGGAAAATATGAACTTGGGATCATGCTTCACCATATTGATTACAGTGGGGTGTTTCCGAAGGCTGTGTTTTATAAGCCTGTAATTCGTGATGGACTTATAGACACGAACGAATCTTCATCTTCAAAAGGTGGGTGGCTTTTTGAAGAATTATGTAATTTTTATGATAATAACCGTTCCGAATATAATATGCCTATGATAGGGTATAGCAAAGAAAAGGTGACATACGAGGCGATTATTGGAAGAAATTGTGAAATGGTCAGTCTTAAACCGATAAGCGTGAATAAAAAGAATAAAGCCGTTCCTGTTTTATTGAATGTACCAGAAGCCGTAAAAGGTCGAACATCAGGAATAAAAGCATGTTTTTCTTATGATAATGCGAAATATGTTTTCGGATTAGATAAAAAGAACGGCCAGGAAAAACATTCAGCATTCATCAAAAAAATAAAAGATGTTATTAAAAAACCAATACAGGAAACAGATATTCTTATAAATTTTTTAGAATCATTTTCTTTTGAGAAGTACACGGAAATTTTTAATGAATATAAAGGTGAAAACGGAACTATTTCTGTAGAAGGAAACATTGTTTTTCGTATAGAAGATGAAGAAAAATATATACATGAATTGCCAGAAGTTCAGGAACAATGGATAAAATACTATAAAGATCAACTTCCTGATAAATTTGGAATATGTGGAGTTACCGGAAAAGTTGAAAAATTAACAACCATGCATCCATTAATCAAAGGAGTTACTGGTTCAAGCGCATTTACGAAACTTGTATCTGTCAATGCTTCCAAGACTGCTTTTAACTCTTATGGATGGAAAGGGATTGAAAATTCAAATTTCGGAATAGAGGCTACTCATAAATACTCATCATCATTAAATTGGCTTTTGTCACAGCCAACTCACAGGGTATCGGTCGGAAACAGCACTTTTGTATTTTGGACTGATAAAAATGGACAATATGAATTAGTATGGATCAAATTTATGATATCTGGATTCAGTGGAGAAAAACCTAAATTCAGTCAAGAAATAGACAAAGAAGAAAAATTATACATTTTAGAACTAAAAGCAAATTCTAGCAGGCTTATTGTTGGTGGATTCAAAAAATTCAAGTTAGGCGATAGGGATTTCATAAATTATTGTTTAAAAGCAAGCGGAGCATTAAAAAACGGAAATATTAAACGTGATTGGGACTATATATTTCAAGATCGGATGGGGGATAGTATGAATAAAAACAGGATCGGATATAAATTAGGAGAACTGTTTGCAATACTTGAAAAAGCGCAAAGGGACGCTGTTAAAAGCACCAGAGATACAAAGACGATTGTGGATATGTATATAGAAAAGGCTTCGTCATGTCCGTCTCTTGTATTTCCAAAACTTCTTAGGAACAGCATTCATCATACAAATAAAGTGGACTATGGAATTAGGAAGAAAATCACCGAAAAGCTTTCAGAACTGGAATCATTTGACGCACCATTCCCAAGAAAACTTGATGAAGAAGAAAAGTGCTTTTTTCACATGGGGTATTATAAAATGAATGATATGTTGTACAAGGAAGTATCAGAAAAAGTAAAGAAAAAGGAGAATGAGAATGAATAAAATTGATTTTATTGGATTTATAGAATGCAAAAATGCAAACCCAAACGGCGATATCGACATGGGGAACCGCCCGCATCAGAACGATAATGGATATGGGTATATGACGGATGTATGTATTAAGCGCAGGATAAAAGACTGTGTAATGCTTTTAAAAGAAGGGGAACCGAATTATAATCTGTATATTGTAAATGATGGATTATCATTAGAAAGTAAAGCATCAGAATTTACAGACAGGAACGGTGGAAACGATAGGATTTCGGAAATGTCTGTAGAAGAGAGGCAGGAACTTGTAAAAACAGATTTTAAAAGTAGGTACTTTGACATACGGGCGTTCGGCGGAGTGATTGCTTCATTTGTGAAAGAAAAATATTTGGATGGTCAGATACGTGGAGCAGTACAGATAAGTTTTGCCGAGAGTTTGGATGAAATATATCCAGAGCAGATAACGATCAGCCGCGTTTCAATTCAAACCGAAAAGGATTCTAAGACAAAAAGCACGGAACTTGGGAAAAAATGGATAGTTCCATACGGGGTATATATGTTCGAGGGACATATCAGCCCTTTTATTGCAGAAAAAAATGGTTTTACAGATGATGACAAGGATGTTCTTTTTAATGCTATTACTAAAATGTATGATTCTATCCAATCTGCATCTTCCACTGGAATGTCTGTTCTAAAACTCTATGTTTTTGAGCATGAAAGCAAACTAGGAGATTGCAGTTTTAGGAAAATAAAAGAATCCATTAAAATTAGTAGGAAAGAGGACGTAGAATTTGGGAAATGTCCATATGAAATTAGTTTGGATAAAAGCACATTGCCAACCAAAATGAAGATTGAATGTATCGAATAATAGTTTTGTGCGAACCATAAGTAAACAAGAAATACCTGCATGGTTCGCACTGATTTTATCTATATCATGGCAGAATACCCCCGCTTCTAAGCGAAAGTGGGGGATGAATGCCAATTTTTTCAGTTCGGACATTGATTTTTGAACTGTGGTATGTTAAAATGAACTTGTAAGCATTCAAATAAGTGTCTTGACAAGTTAAGATAGATGGTTGTGCTGCTTAATCGTGCAGTACGTAAAATCTTAAGCGTCAGTTAGTCTTCTGTAAAAAGTATAGTCAATACTGCTTACAATAATAAAGTAG